CTATTGAACCGCCTGACCGGATGCCTTCCGTAGTTCATTCGCCAGTCTATGAAACTCAGCCTGTGCATCTTTACTTGCAGTCGCTCCATAAGCAGCGCTTAAAAATAAAATGATCTTGTCGGCATCTTTTTTATCCATATTTATTTTCGCCCCCTCAACCTTCCCAAGTTCCTTAACATTCGGCATGAATCGCTCCAGATAGACTCCAGGATTTGTGTCCGTACCATATCCATAACTAGGAGTTGATTTTAACCGCACCTCAAAATGCAGATGCGAACCTGTACTGCGCCCCGTAGTACCTTGTCTGCCTATCATTTGGCCTGCCATTATCTGCTGCCCTACTTTGACTGCAGTACTATCCAGATGCGCATAAAATTGTATCGCTCCACAGCTGTCTTTGATAGCAACAACATTGCCAAAGCCACCAAACCCGGTGCCGACCAAGCCTTCTCTCGCATGCACAACCATTCCAGGCATAAATGCATAAATCGGAGCCTGATGGAATTTGACCAGATCGATGCCGGTATGGTGCACTGGCTGGCCAGTGAACGGGTCTTTTCGAGGACCGTATGGGCTGCTAATTCGGTAACCATCAAATGGATTCATTATCTGCCCTCTCATTCGGCTGCCGTAAAGCTTTGTAATCCAGAACTGCCTTTTCAATTGCTGCTCGAATTTCCATGGCTGTAAATTGAATACCCGCAGCATTGAGCCTTCTAATTACATAGTCCTGAGCAGAACTGAGTTTCTGTTCCCCTCCAAGCTGCTTGAACGTCTGTTCAGCAAGTGCAAACCCCTCAGAAGCAATCTTGTGCAATAGCTCTCTTTGTTCTTTCGACGTACGGCTTTCTACCCATGCTTCAAGATTTTTCTTGACTGCGAATAAGCCTGCTATAAGAAAAGTTGCCAACAGTCCAATAACGGCCTGTACAATACCTGTGATATAGGGCTGTATAAGTTCCATCAGTTTTTATCCACCTTTCGAAAATAGTTGATATACTACTGCAATAATCGTCCCGCCAAGCACATATTTTACAAATGTCATCCATTCTTTTTGGCTGTTCGTTCTTTCGGATGCACTGTCTGTTTGCATTTGCCTCAACAAGTCAAACACCTTGCTTTCGAATGAATCAAAACGGCTAAGTATTTGAGCAACGGAAGATTTCATTACTTCTTGATTGGCACTGAGTCTACTCATTTCTTCTTGATGCCGATATCTGCTTTCTTCCAATATTTTAAGCTGCTGTTCGTGCTTCAGCGTCTCTGTGTTTAGCAGCAACATTTCGCCAGATAATGCGGCTATTTGTTTCTCTACATTTTCAAGCCTTCCTAATACTTCTCCGCTTACTAGTTCTGTCATGATTTGCCCCCCTCCCTATGAAAATATATTAAGCCCCGCTGTTAACGGGGCTGTGTTACTATGCTGCTGGTTGTGGTGGCTTACAGTCTGTACCAAGTTCCATAACAGTGAGTTCAGCTTCTACAGCTGGCTTTGAGTTACAGGCAACTTAGCAAATATTTTATAGCTCCTTACGATTAAAGCTACGTATACAGTAACCACGGTATCATCTCTTCTCAACAACCAAAAAAGAAGCCTTATCAGGGCTTTGCTAAGCATTGCTATTATCAAGAAGCGTTTGTACATCTGCCCGTAAATTCTCCGGCACTTCTTGGATTGTCTTCCTGCCGGCTACTATAAGTTTGAAGTAGATTTGTGCCATGGTCAATTACCACCAATCATAAGTTCATAAAGTTCTGTTATTGCCAGCATGAGATTTATGTTTTCTTCTTCAAGGACGGCTATCTTATCCTCCAGAGTAGGTCCCGGATCAGGCGGAGGTGGTAACGGGGTTACGGTCTTCGTTTCCTCATCCCATGTTACCTTTCCTACGTTACCCTCTAACCCTTCAGGTAAGCTTCCCAGGGTAACATATTCCATAGGGGAGTAAGGGGTTAAATCTTCGGGGGTGGCATTCTTTTTTACAGCCACTACTACATCTCCGCGTAAAAATAATGTATACATGATACCGCTCCTCTACATAAGGTCGTATTTTAAGGTTAAATTTCTGATGTAAAAAGTACCTGCCACCGATGCTGACCATCCTATAATGTATATAGGTTCCTTGGAATTTACCGAGATAAACTGAGTATTCGCTAAGTAGGAGGTACTACCATTAGATCCCCCTATAAGTACTGAAGGAATATTAGTAGAAATATTAGATCCTACGGGAAGCCTCCAGTCAAGGTTCCACCTGGATGGGGCTCCCTCGAACCTAGGGAACCATCTTATAAAATTTCCGCCAAAGTTATAGTCAGAATATGTGTTAGCAATCGCCATTTGAAACGATCCCCCTGGATTAACCTTACATTCATAAGAAAGTATAACCTCTCCAGTTCCTTCTGGAACGATTTTCGCCACCAGGTAATACCCCCCGGTCTGTACTGGAAATGAAACCTCCGCAGGCTGAGACACCCTAACGTTATTACTTGCTACCATCGTAGGCATTCCCACTGATCTCCACGCTCCTTCGGGGGTGCTGAAATATTCGAACATCCCATTAGTTAATCTAGTATTAACGGTATTATTAGTGGTTAGTATCTTAGCCCATGGAGTCCATCCATCTGCCGCATTATACCTTCTAGTCCATAGATCCACGCTTAGGTTCCATACGTTAGCGATCTGAACGACTCGGGTGGTATCTCCAGCATTAAGTACCTCTAGAGTACACCAGTCACCATTAGGAGTACCTGTAGATCCGGCTCCGAAATAATAGACTCCAGACTTAGTGCATGTATTAGCATTGTTTCCAGGCCAGTACATGTTATTGGACTTTACCGCAGTAGTATCCACGGCATCCACATACTGTTTTGTCGCAGCATGAAGGTTGGCTGTTGGATTCGCTGGCAAAGTCAGAGCCCCTGTCATGGTATCCCCGGCCTTATTTACCTTTGGGGAAACAGCGTCTTGGACAGCTGCCATGGACGCTATCTGATTAGTATTAGTACCAAAGGCAGCCTTTGGAGCGAATGGAGTACCTGAGAATACCGGGCTAACCAGTGAAGCTCTAGACGTATCTGTAGGATGCACGTGGTCTTCCCGGGCGAGCTTGGTTGAAGTTCCGACAGCTCCCACGCCATCCATTAGTGGTGTCACCGTGGCTAAATCAGCTGATATTTCCTGTTGCACAAAAGCTGTTGTCGCAATCTGGGTATTGTTTACTCCTAATGCAGGTGTAGGAGCTGTAGATACGCCCGTAAATGCTGGTGATTCCAGCGGAGCCTTCGCATTCCAAGTCGTCTTCTCAGCATCCGTCACAAAACGGTTGCTGGCATCTTGGGCAATAATACCAGGTGGATGTGTTGCGGGATGTACATAGTTGGTTGCCCCAGCTGATATGCCATCTAATTTCGCTTTGTCTGCTGCTGATTGAAACCCTGCCGCTGCTGTTGTAGCTACCGGATGTGCCGTTCCTCCAGCTCCAATGTGAGCATCGATCTGAGCATGTGTGTTTGTTCCTTTATTGAGCAGATTGACGTGATCTATCTTCGCCCCCTCTCCAGCTGCCCCAGAATGCTTATGCCCCGCTGTTCCATCGAATTTCGTGTTGAGCACGTCGGCATTCGCATTGAAATTTTCAACCGTCGCATTGTCATTTGCTTCAATTTTTTTGATGCCATTTGGAAGTGTGATCATCTAGACACGTCCTTTCTTATTTTTGCAAACAAAAAGAACGGAGTGAATGATTCTCACCCCGACCCCGTTCATGTTTCTTTAGATTAATCTAAATATCTCGTATATACGCTATCGGGCTGTTTCTGGAGCTTTATTTTGGTTACCTCTCATAAGACACATACTAGCTTCACCTGCAAAATAACTTGTAAACTTTACTTGTAAACTTTCCTACTGGATGACGATAACCTTCCCGATGAAGCCAAGCATGAGTTAAAGAGCCGGTTAATGTCAAGTTATTTACATTTGTATTATCTAAAGCCTTCGGGTTAATGGTAACACTTAAGGAATTTCTTTCTGGATCAGAGGCGTTTGTTGCTTTTACTACAAATAAATCTTTTCCATTTGCTACTTTATTCATTACATACGCTTTTGACGCCCTGCCAAAACCATTAGCAGCAATCATGGTAGTAAGTCCATCCATTTGAACGGCCGCTGCTACTGCTCCATTAGCAAGCTTCTCATCAAACCAACAGGTGCCAAGTTGAATCGAGCATATCTGTTGACACAACCTTGATAATTAGAATAACCACTCTCTTCTAATTGCTCGAAGTGAGTTCTCCATTGTCCTAGTGCCTGTACGATAAGACTTCTAATTCTGTTTGTTTGAATCGTTGTAAACCGGGTATCCACATAAAATATCATCGATGTCGGCAACACCTCACTCACAGGCGCATCTGGTACCGTAATGGTCATTTTCTTATAAGTAGCAGTTTCTCTAATTCTCTTTAACGGAACTACCGGTAATTTTCGCTTCAAATCGTTCACCTCTCCAATTAACTTTATTGGATTAGTGTATGCTTATCAGACCCTATTCGCTTTCCGCTTGTACACCGTCACATCTGTATCAAAATCCATCTTATACGTTGTATCGGCATCCACGGATAGTGGCGCGTTGGCTTGGTAAGCTGCTAGAATCTCCGCGTCAGTTCGGGCGCGTGATGATATGCGAATGTCATCAAAAATCGTATTAAGGTAGGAAATGCCGCTCGTATAACTGCTTCCAATGCTCAGTGTCGGAACGAACGCACTGGGCAATTTCGGATCAACTGCAAAAGCTCGACGTATCCCGTCTATTAACAGTACGGCTTCCGCACTTGACCACTTAACTGAAAATAAGTGCCAGCCATCTGGAGTGAGTGAGTCGCTGGCTGTCGACATAAGGGTGCTGCTCCCATCGTCTCCACGTGTTTGTATCTGCCAAGTAGCATTATCGGGCCTATGCAGCAATGTTATACCTGTTGCTCCGGTTGAACTATTTACAGAGAAAATACGATTGTAGTTCCCCTCAAACCTTCGTGCCATGGCGTTAACACACACCCAAACGTCAATTTGCCCTTCTGCTGGATTTAGTACACCCGCCGTCTGTATAGTTAGGGACTCGTTAATGCGAGTATCAGGCGTAAAGGACGTTGCGTACGTCTTAGCTTCTTTTTGAGTACGCGCTAGTCTAACAACAGCGTTATTACTTGAAATCCATATATATGAGGGGCCGTAAGAGACTGACGCACTGGCAGTTGTAAACACTATTTTGTACCAACCATCAGATTCGGCAGTAAGCTGCACTGTGCCCATAGCCTTTGTCACGCTAAGAGTAGTCAAATCTACATCAAACCCTGATCCAAAATAATTAGATCCGTCAACTAACCTATAATCACTATACATCGTTAATCTAGCTCCAGCAGAGGCGCTGATTACTTTAAAGTATAGAGTATCTGTTAGAGTAGCCCCTACCGAAGACCACGTCGAGGACTGGCTTAATCCGAATCTCCCGGCGTTTGCCGTACTGCCATCCAATTTCGATAATTCCATGGCACGCGTGTAATTCAGGTCATCAACAACTTGCCGTGTTCCACTTCCCCCAGCCGCGCTGTAAGATGTCCAACCTGTTAGTGATCCGTCCATCCATCCGCCGTTATTCCATGAATTCGTCGTCCCCTCTTCGATCATTATCCCGTTCCCAAACTTCCCAGTTTCCAAGCGTGGCACATTCGGCAATACGAGTTGCCCATCTTGCCATGCCAGCGACGAACGGGAAAAGTTACCTTTCGTGAGATACCGCCCCTTACCATGTGGACACCACGAGCCGTTAAAATCCTGCTTGTACGTTGTGTTCGCATCCGCAGGTGCTGGAGTGTTCGATTGATACAAGGAAAGGACTTCCGCGGCTGTCCGGGCTTTGTTGGATATGCGTAAGTCGTCGAATAAACCATTGAACTGGTAGGTAGTTCCCGTGAGCGATAAAGAACCTATATGAATTCCCGCACTATTAAACATTCTCGGTAAGGCTGTGGGTGTTGTTACCCTAGCTACACCGTCCACGTATACAATAGCGTTTAATCCGTCATGCACGAGCGCCCAGTGGTGCCAATCTGTTGGGTTAGCTATAGCCGTTCCCGACGCTGACTTCTGTACATTGTCGCTATCCGTCCAGGACAGTACGGGCGAGTTTCCGAACATGGCAAGGTAGAACTTAGTCCATGATCCTAGAAGCATGTGGTACGTGCTAGTTTGTGTCTTATCTATCTTAGCCCATAGTTCTATAGAAAATGGCTTCCCCTCCTCCAGTCCAGCAGATTGAGATATACGTAACGTTTCTGTATTCCTGGTATCTGTTGTAAATGAGGTACTGTAAGCCTTTAGCTCCGCTTGCGGTTGGTAAGCTATGAAATCTAGAGAGTCCTCGACGTCCATAGTTCTAAACTGTATCTGCATAAACGTAGATCCATTACCCACACAGTTTTCTAGCGTAACGTAAGCAACTTCCCCTGGCTGTATCACAACATTTCTAGACCCTAAATTAGAGTTTACTGCCATAGCCTTAGTTCCTATGTTCTTAACCTTAACGCTAGCGCTGTACACTTCGCCTGCCGCTGGCGCTGAGTCTATTACTCCGCGATAAAACTTTACTATACTAGTTCCGCCCGTAACCTGTACTCTTGAGGCTCGTGTAGTACCCCATTCAGGCATCTCTATATCTGTCGTTACGGTGGAGGTAGACCCTGCGTTCCTCGACCACCCAGCAAACTCCTGCACGCTGGGTGGAATTAGGTTATTCGTACCCTCTTCAATATAAACACCATTACCAAACTTGCCCTGCTCAAAACGGGGCCTGTTTACCTTGCTGATTCGACCCTTCGAATCATAAGCCGTACTCGCGCGTTGAAAGTTGTAATCGTAGCTAACGTTACAGGAATTACTCGGCTTCAATTGGATCATCATCCGCTACCTCCCACGGAAATACTAAATCCCCAATGAGCCGCGGATAGTTACGCCGCAGGTCAGGCAAGAACACCTTCTCGGCATACTCATAAGCCTCAGTTTCTGTCTCGCAGCCTACGGATGTCTCACCTTCCAAGAGCAAGGTTTCGCCCTCCATCACTTTTACAACAGCATCAAAAAGGTACTCGTCAACTTGGGTCACTATGATAGTGTAAGTCATGCCAATTCCACCACCTTCACGGATGCGCTTGATGTTGAAATGCAAAAGATAGGCGTCGCAACTTTAACATCAAAAGCAATCGCCACACTGTCCTGTGGCATAATCGGGAATCCGTTTGCCACAGTTACACCTGCAGCTCCCCAATACACAATCACGCTGGATTCGTTGTATACTGCCATGGAATAGCGCCCGGCCTTCCTGCTCGCACCAGCGAATACTTCGGCTGCTGTCGTCGATACCGTCTTTGATCCAGTAACTGGTGCCTGCGTGACGCTGGTGCCTGTTACAACAACAGGAACCCCATTACCAGCGTTGGTTTGGTCAAAGGTAGAATCGTCCGTTCTCTTTATAACAATCTCAACGGGTACAGCCTTCATGCCGTTGGTTGCTTCATTCACAATCGCTTTAACCGCGTTAGCATCACCATTAATCGCGGAAGAAATTGTTTGTTTGATTGACATACTCTTACACTCCCCCTCCGTACGTTTCTATTTGGCCAAAGGTTATTCCGACAGTTTCAATGTCCCCGAATGTGTTAAAAATTTCACTCAACATGCCAAAGGTGACATAGCTAAATAAGTACTCAACGGCCAGATGAGCCGGCACTATATCACGTATGGCTTTTTTTATATCTGCCAGATTTTCTGGAATCCCAAGTGTGCTAACAAATCGAATACCGACAGTGTAAATCTTGCGCGGGGAAAATGGATCGACAAAAGTACCACGCCCAATCTGAGGGTTTGAAAACCGTGTTGGCCCTGTGAAGCCCGGCGCATTTTTAATGCTAATCCGGATTTTATCAACGTTCCCGGTATTGAAAGTCCCGACAGTACCATTAAAAGGAATGAACACCACATTCCCGGCAACGTTGGTCACGCTGAAAGCTATCTCGCGCAGCAGCCCTATACCCATAACCGAGTTTTGTGGCGCGATCAGGTTAAAATAGTAGTCGATGTTTTTGCCAACCGTAACATCCACATACGCAATCCGGTCGGTACCGTTTACCGCATTGATTGTTGCCGTATAAGGCTCAATAACCGTTATGCCAGAAGCCACCACCCATTGAGAAAGCGGCGGTAGCAGGTTTTTGGTATATTCGATAACTTCTACCTCACCATTAGCATACGATTCGGCCACGCTTTTTATCAGTGCCTTGTTGACAGTTCCAACCCCACGCAAGCGTGATCTGATAACGGACCGCCGCTGATCGATAGGCTTGTTAATGTCTATAGCCAGCCCTAATTCAGACTCCCATTTGGCAAGCCCCCACGTAGCAGTAGAGATACTCATCTGCTCCAATAGAGAATTAGAGTCATACCAGAGGTCTCCCAGCTCTTCCCCCTGAGTAGACAAGAGCTCTTTAAACTCAACAATCTCATGATAATAGGCTGGGAGGTATGGCATTAAATCAACTGAGCTCACACCTTACACCCCCAGTACTAATGTGCCTGTCATCGGCACGTAGTCATCTTGTATCGCCACATTCACAGTGCCGCCATTAACGGTGAGACTACTATAGTCAATAACACCGGTAGTACCCAACAGTAGAGTCCCAATGCGTGCATAACTTACGTATGTCAGCTCAAACGCCGTCGCCTTCATGTAGTCATCTACAGCCTGCTTGAAAGCCGCTTGTACATTTGGCAATGTGTAGCCTGTTGCAAGCGTTACTGTAGCGTTAATATTAATCGGGAAGCCTTCCGCAGATACAACCGTCACGTCAGCCCCTATGGGGCTTACCTCAGCGATGTAATCCACAACTTCAGCGAGAAGTGCAGGCGTTGCCGGATGCCGCTCAATATCTACAATAGTGACCTTTACTGTTCCTGGTCCATCCCAAAGTGGAATTACCTTCGCCGCTCCTACCCCTGGAACCTCCAGGGCCCATTGCCGATAATGTGCGGCATTTCCGCTGGTGGAAGGCTCACGCACTTTCGTAAGGTAACGCTCACGTAATGCTTCATCCGTCTCCGTATCGGTCCCGGGGATGCGGATATCCGCAATCTCAGCTCGACTTAAGCCAGGGATATAATCTATGGGAAGCAGCGCTCCAAAGTGCAGATTTCCTACTGTGCCCGAAGTCTCGGCTACCAAAGCGAAATTGCCCGGAGATATCCGGCTGACGGCGGCATAATTCACGCCCGATATGCCATATCGGCTCCCGATCGGCACGTCTAGCGGTGTATCATTGACTCCATAAAAGACGCCCAGCCGCTGGGCCGGAGAAGCGGCCTTGCGCGTTAGTCCCCGATCCGCTGCCCGGAGATCCAAGTATATGCCGCTTGTCGTTTCCCCAAAACTAAGGCTAAGTATAGTACTTAGCTCGAAATACATTTGCGTCAGCTCCACAGCCGCAGGGGCCAGAGCATCGAAGATAACGCTGCCTTCGCGCTTATCTACAGTGTCCGGTATGCGCTCCAGCATACGCTGTAGAATGGTATCAAACGTTTGATTTTCATACAATCAACTCACCTCTTCCGTCACTTGAAAATTTCCATATTCGGAATTAACGATGAATGAAGCTAATGCTTCATCCCCGTTAATCCTAATCTGCATATCCTGTACATCCGTTATCCGGTCATCCTGGATCAGAGCGTCACGTATTTTTCGGCCCAGTTCCATTTGAACATAGGCTGGGCTGGTGCCGGGAGCGGTGCTGAGCTGGCTGCCATAATCCGTGCTGTAGATGATATGCGCATAACGTTCTGTCTGAAGGATTTTATACACAGCCTGCTTCACCGCTTCCAGACCGTCTATCATTCCGCCAACACGCTTCGTTAGAGGATTGATTCTGTAAGTGCGGCTGGACTGCTGTGCCAATTCGAGATCCTGCGCATCACCTGAGATGCCTCCTTGCGGTATCATGTGCTCACCATCCGATCTAAAATAATATAATCAAGCCCGCCTTGCATACGCAGCAGCAGCACCTTGTCCCCTACTTCCAGGCCACGACGAATGGTGTGTTCAATACCGCCAATCACCAGCTTAAGCTCGGTCAATTGCTCGGTAACGATTAAGAAATCCTCCGGAAGTGTAAAACGCTGTTCAACGCTCACCTCCAAAGGATGGATCTTGCTCACTGTGCCAGTTTGAATCCATACGGGCTTGCCGGCCTCCACTACTCCCAGACTGGCTTGCTTAATAATATTGGCAAAACTGCTCATACTGACACATCTCCTATCCGGATATCCATGAGCTCAAGGGACATGGTATGCTCTGCTCCGTCAAATTTATGGCTGCAGCTATTCACCAAGAAATATTGAGAGATACTAAGCTCCGCAATATTAATGGAAACGTAGCGTCCGGCTCTGACCCGGACATCCCCGATCGCTTCAAGCTGAAAGCTTCTTCGCTCCCTGTTTTTCAGCTTCATCAGATTGGTTAGCGTCGAATCGATTTGAGCCTCATTCATTTTTTCGTCGACATCCTGAAAGAACTGCAGCAGCCCCCACTTGGCTATATTGGCATTGTCTTGCGAAATATAGATTTCCCGGACTCCCTTTTCCTTGTTTTTCTTGACGAGCTTTATCCTGTTAGAGGATTCTTCAATCGACCGCTTTTGACTGTAATCATACACAAGACTTCGGTCTCCAAGCGATAGATCCAATGTTAGGTTCTGGATATTCTGCAGGGAAAGCTCACCGAAATCATCGAAAAGCATGTACATTTGCGTTGTAGCAATTAACGTATGATTAATCGCTGTGCAAATGATATCCAGCAGCTTGCTGTTGTCCTCGGCCATTCTGGGTATTTTGTATTTAGTATCCTCCAACACACCGACTTTCAAGTTAAAACTTTCCGCTATCCGGCGGACAACTTCCGTTGCCGTAATATCGATGCCGATAAAATAATCATTGGCAAGCAAATACTTCAGCTGGTCGAAAGCCGTGATACTGACATCCTCATCGCGACCGCTATCAATACTGAAGATGTAACCAAAAAATAGTTTAGCACCATCTTTAGTGACACGGATGACATCGCCCGGAGCATATTTAAAAGCCTGATATTCGTAAAGACCTCCCTTGATTAAGGTAAAACTGAAGGTCGAGGGCTCACCGTTCCGGATTGTCTTATAATCCGCACTAGAAACAATACCGGATATATCCCACAACCTGCCATCGCGGTTATCGATCTCAATTTTCAGCATATGCACACACCCCCTAATTCTTTGGCAGCTTTAATACTAGGCCTGATTTCAGGCTGCTGGCCAGTGCTTCTGCTTGACTGATTCCATTAAGCTTGCGGATATCCTCTGCCCGGGAGCTGTCCTGATTATAAAACTTCATGGCAATCTGGGGCAGCGTATCCCCTGGCTGCGTGATATATTTGTCCGGCACCACTTTCTCATTCAGACGGGCAGATGGCTGTTGAACTACTACTTTTTCACCGTCTGGCTGCGTCTTAACAACAGCTTTGCGCGCCGAATAAAATACGTACTCTTTGAGCTGAAGTGTGTATTCGATATCTCCTGGGCTGCCGGCCACTTCCTTCCAGTCGAAGGATTCGATAGATGCCGGAAAATTAAGATCCCCTGTAATTGTCACATTCCGCTCCTGCTGCGATAAGGTTTGGGAGCCGATAAAAATAAAGCGTATAGGCCGTTTAGACGCCATCCAGCTTCGGATGAAACGGATATACCTCATGGGCTCAAATATTTCATGTTTTACTTCTATATAGGAATTTGATAATGAGGTGAGGGCTGGAAAAATACCGCTAAATGATACCTCTCTCAGGCTTGGATTTTTGATCACGTTAATTTCTCCGGCTCTGGTTTCTTCCGTACCTCCCCCTTGCCCGAGAATCTCGTAGGTCTTCCCGTTCCCGCTTTCTTTTACCTCAATTTCTTCAGGCAGGATCGGGATCCGAAAGCCCTCATATTCATTGTCATAGCTTAGATAGATTTCATAACCGTTATACTTCTGCTCTTCAGCCATTAGGCATACACCCCTTGTGCCGAATTGGTTATTTCTTGCGTCATAACTTCCTTGATTCTAGTAACAATCGTATCGACATCCGTTGGCGTATTGATGTTCCCTGTGGTCAGTTGGACGGTGGGCGTTAAGGTAACGAAGTTTTGAACATTCTTCATTTCGGTCAACTCCCTCATGACCTTCAAGTCCTCGCTGTTAATATCCACCGAATCGTTAATGCTGCCAACTTCACCTACTCTGTCGATGTTTGGAATATTCCCCTTAACGCCCGCCGTAGCCGCACCAATGGCGTCAGTTGCAGCCGTACCAGCGGCACCAGCAGTACTCGCAGCACCAGCTCCTGCACTCCACATATTTGAATCAGACTCTAACTCTTTACCTTTTGCTTTAGGTAGTTTTTGATTTAATCCATTTACTAAACCTGCGCCTTTTCCGAATCCGTAGTCAAACTCATTTTTCAGATTTTTAGTGTCCATACGATCGATAGAAAAAACGTCCTTGACACTAGTCGGCTTTTCCAATTGATCCATTATATCCTTGACTTTGTCACTCATTGAGTGGATATTATCTGTATTAAACATATCTACATGCCCCATATCTAGACCAATCAAATCATATATCTTTTGACTTAGCCAGTTAAAGCCTTTGAGTATGCCGTTTATTGCATCTAGTACCATTTTCATGAATCCGCCTGCAAATGCCTCTCCACTTCGCAACATATTATACACTTGACCACCAAAGGTCATGGCAAGATCATAGAACAATTTTTTGATGGCATACGTAGGATCAATAAATAGATTGATTAAAAACTCTGCAAAGCTAGCGAAAACATTCCAAATATATGCGATTTGATTCCATAGAACGCCTATCAGCACCATGAACATTCCTGCAATAAAGCCGATTACTTCAGAAAAAGTTACACCACATTCATAGAGGATGAAGACTAAAATCCCTATTGCGGCTGCAACAAGCAAGATCGGCCAGTTGATAGCAAGCCAAGCGGCTGCGGCGCTCCATAGAGGCGGCACCATTGCCCAAAGTTGCGGGATAACTATGAGAGCAATTAACGCTGCAATACCTGCAAGAATTGAACCGGCAATTGGCCAATATGTTTGCACAACATTTGAAAACCACAGAACTCCATTTACCAAACCTACAAACAGATTCGCCACCAATCTTAAACCAATACTTAAGTTGTCGAAAAACGGCTGAAACTTACCTGCTTTAAACGCAGTATTTAACATGGTAATCAGAGGTGTTAAGGCTTGTAAAGCTGCACTTCCCGCATCCGCCATAGCAGAACTAAAGTTATTCTGCAGCATATCCATTTGCTTTGCCGGTGTCGCCATCATAGTATCAAATGCAGCCTGACCCATGTTCTGCTTTTCAAGTAGTGTATCGAAGGCTTGGATAAAACCTTCCATGTCTCCAGACGTACCTAATTCTTCGATATTAAGTCCGCTAATATCGGCTTTTGAAATGCCGAAGCTATCGGCGAGCGAGCCGGCATCTCCCGACATTGCTTCCCTAAGAGCAGAGGCCGCACCTTCGATTCCATTTCCTTCTGTATCAAAGGCATTCATTCTGGACACAAAACTATTGAGTTTGGTTAACTGATCTGTATTTTGGGTCTTGGAAAAAAAAGACATGGTTGATTTCAATGTTTCATTTACATCTTGCCCGGCTGCAAGCGCATCTTGTTTAAATTTATCAAACATTGCTGTGCCTATTTGGGCATCGCCAGTACGTGCTATAAACATATCCAACATTTTTTGTTGCTCCATCGCTCCGCCGATCGTTGCGCCGAGCAGCTTTTGAGCGTTGGCGATAGTTAAATATTCAGAAGCAATCGACTTCAGATTACTCAAAAAGCTTCCCGTTTCCTCTGCCCCTGACCCTCCCCCAGGTAGAGGCTGCAGATCCAAATTCACTGTCATTGTACCAAGTTGCTCCTGTAGACTTGTGACGGCTTGCAAAGCTGGAGAAACGTTCAAATCTAATTCCACAACAGTACTGGATCTGGTCATGGTTATGATTTTATCGTGTATTTGCTGAAGGTCCTGTGAAGCAGCCGATACGTCGATACGGAAGGTCATTGTGGAGTTTAGCTCCTGTTTTAGCTTTGCGGCAGCTTGCGTTGCTTTTTCCATCGCATTATTAACATGCGTCAATGTACTTGTAAAACTATCAAAAAGCTGCAAAGTGGTACTCACTGTGGCCATAATTCTTCTCCTTTCTTGAATAAATAAAAAGCGTCCGTTCAAGGACGCTATTTCAGGAAAGCTTTATTTAATCTTAATGAAATAATTATTTCTTCCGCGCCCTTTGCGATTTCTTCTCTTCCTCGACCCGGATACTAATCATGGCAAAGATGACGGCCCTCTCGCGCTGGGACATTCGCATAAGCTCATGCGGAAGAATGTTTAATTCGTGGAGGGCATAGTAAGCATAATTGGCCTCACCATCGCCCTCCTTGATTAGTTTTTTGCCTCTTCGACCAGTTCGTTCATTTCCCGGTCAAAGCCGTTCAATTCCTGAACCTTCTGGACAAGCGTGCTGTACTCACCGGGAAGCAGCATCTTCCGCAGCAAGGACTCAGCCCCAAGAACGCCATATGACTTCTGCAGCTCGGCATCCTTCAAGTTGGGGTAGACGACGCTGGCCACAGCAAGTTTGGCCATGTATTCCTCAGCGCTGGTTTCCGGAATTTGCTGGCCGTTTTTACCTTTTATCCGTTTGGTGGCAGCTTTCCGGCATTCCTCATTTTCCGCCTCGTTCATGCTGCGCAGCTTCCAGGCAAGCGGCTTCCCCTCTTTGCCCTTGAAGCGTTCAGAAATAATAATGTCCTCGGTCATATCCAGTTCTACATTCTGTGCATAAAACGCCTGCAAATCACTCATGATTGAAGTTCCTCCTCGTATTGTAGCTGCTTATTGCAGTGCGTTGAAACTATCCTTAATTTCGACGCCCTCAAAAGTAAAGTCGATATCCTCGTCCAAAGCATCGCTTTCTGTATCCAATTTGGCAATAATTACACTGTCCAGATTCACTCCTGTCAGGATAATTCTCTGGGTTCCCGTGCTTGAGGTTGGATCTTCATTCACAATCGTAATGTCGAAATACGTGTCCTTCCCTTTGCTGATATAATCTGTCATCATTTTACGGAATTTGGACGTAGTGTAGTAGATCGTCATGCTTCCTGACCCACTCCATCCTGTAGCCTTGTGCTGGGTTCCCCGACGGCCAAGCGTTTTGATCTCGGCCTTTTCTTTTTCAATGGTGGCTTCCAGTGTCTTCACATAGAACATTTCTTCAACTACTCCATTAATGGTCGTATAAGCTCTGCCTTCCTGACCGGAAATGGTGTCTTTAGCCTGCAAATAAGCCATATTACCTCACCGTCACTTTCATATAGATTTTTTCAATGGAATCCACGGGCTGAACATAGGCCTCCACATAGATGCTATCCACGCTATTGCCTGGCAATACAGTCACATCCGTTTGAGAATTGAAATTTTGAATGGCATTGATGTCCTGGAGCGTATTCAGATATTTGACGCATTCCCCCCAGAATAAAGTCCGGCCATCCGCATTGTTATTTACTTTGCCGATATAGAAGGACTCGAAGATTCGCTTGAAGTCATTCGCGATGCCATCCAGCACCCGGACGACCCGGTTCTTGCTGAATACCTTGCTGTGGCTTGGAGAGGAAGTGACCAAGGTATTAATATCCTGCTCAATGACTACGCGGTCCTGGCTGGGTACAAAAACAAACTCGCCAGCAAGCAGTGCAGTCTCGATCTGAGAGCTAGTATATCTTGTACCTGTATCAACGGCCCCGTCATAAGCCTGATAGGTCAGCGATTCGTTCATTTGTGCTGCTGCCGTTGCGGCTGCCACCCAAGCAGTGGCTTGAGCTGCGGTTAGTACCGTACCGTCTGCCAGCTTAACGCCGTTCTTCACGCTAATTACACCTTCGTAGTCCGCTGTGAGGTAATTCTCGAGAACAGCCTGCACTTTGCGGCCCTCGTTCTCCCGAAGCCTCCGCACAAAAGCGGCATAAACTGCTTTAAGAGGCGCATCTGTCGAAGGCAAGGCCACGGTTTGAAAGTCGTTAAGCTCCAGAGCTGCAAGATAGTCCGTGTGGTCCTGGTTGGTAACCGTCCCGTCTGCCCCGCCAATAAGAGGAGCGCTGGCTGTAGCGGTTAAGCTTCCCGTACCTGACCAGACAACCCATTTGTTAGCAGTAAGCCCGGCAATATTGGATACGGTCTGGGTGTCCACAACGGCCCCGGCAAGCAGTGTTTTCACATCAAATTTGAGCGCGTCGTCGATATTCGCCTGAATCACAACCGAGAGGTTGTTCCCGCGTACACCGCCATACTGCGCTGTAACTGTCAGACCACTTGCTGTTACCGCTGCTTTCGTTCCTGTATTAAGACGGTACAGCAAGACTGTCCTTGCACGCTTCAGTGCCTCTCTAACAAGCAGCAGTTGTGAGGTTGACAGGTCGTAACCCAGCACCTCTTTAACATCCTGTCCGGCATTGATCTTGATCATTTGCTTGGACGGTCCCCAAGGCAGAGCCTGAGCAAGGGATGTAATCCCTCTTTCTCCAGCTGCCCCCAAAGGCGCTCCCTCACTCACAATATTGATATATACGCCCGGTCTTACCTTATTCTGCATTGTCCATGTACCTCCGGCCATTTACAGCACCACCTTTCCATTAAAATCGTCTACGATTTGATTGACTTGCTCGTGGGTGTACGACTCATCATCCTTAAGTAAGGCACTGATTACATCCCTATGGGACGCATACTCCTGAGCATCTTTAAACTGCTGTTTTGTAAAAGCTGGAGCAGCAGCCTTCCCATTTCCCTTTTTATCCTTATTAGACATGTTTAATTTGTCCCTCCTGTACCATCTGGTTCATTTTAGTTTCGTCCGGCCCCGCCTTGATCAAATGAATGCCGAAGCTGATGAAGAAATGAAGCACATCGTTAACAACTTCATGTCTCATGGTCAGCGCCTCGCATAACCCGGTTCCGCTGCCTGTACCTGCCTCGATATTCTCCAGTCCTTCATAAAGCCGGTCAGCCATGCTGCTGCATTCTGCCTTCTTTGCCGGGCCGGCTGGATAATACTGAACATCGAAGAGCAATGATCGCAGGTAACGTCTCTCTGCTTCTCTGGTCTGCTCACTGCTGAGCAAACTCACGAAAAATGCAGGCCCTGTAAACCCCTGTTCTGAACTCTCCTCATATACCGGTATACTTGGCTCAATCTCATCCAGCCGCTGGATCATGCCGTTTTTCACATCGTTCATTTGCAAGCTGATCCTACCTCCCTAAATAACGCTCCAGAAACCGCATCATTTTTCGCTGGATGATTCCGGCTATTTCTCCTTCAAGCTCTGCTGTCGTTAAGGTTAATATCAACGCGCCATCTTCCCCTGCGACAGAATTGAGTACCTCAACCTGATATTCATTGCCGCTGCGCCGAATGTTTCCTATCTTCCATCCCCGCCTTAGCTCCTCCGCTTCTGCAGGAGTGCGGGCAACAGCCTTGGCAAGCAATCGGGAAGCCAGCTCCATCAAGCATTGTTCGAAAAAAAGCGGCACATCCGCCTGCATCCTTTTCAACTGCTGCTCCAGCTGGTGCATTTCCTTGAACTTAAAATCGCCAAATTGACTCATGCCTGATCCGGCTGCTTCTGCATTGGTTTCACCTCCCAAGAGGATTCGTCCACCCAAAGGCTGGCTCTCAATTAAGTCCTCTTACTATATAGGCCAAAATGTACGTCAGTCGTACGTCAAAAGTTTTTGGATTTTATTTTCTCTTTGGCCCGATCCACATATTGCTGCGCACTCCGCTTGGTGATTTGCAGCTCTGCTGCCACCTCAGCAAGGCTCCATCCGTTGGCCATATGGAGGATGTAGCACTGCCTTTCGCGTGTTGAAAGCTCCAGAAGAGCATCTACGATCATTTTCTTTTGTTCATTACTTAATACAGTTTCCGGAGTGTGTAAGTCTAACGATGGGAACAGGTCCATGTCCATAAGTGCTGACTTGCGATAAGCATCTCTGCTTTCAGCGCCTCTCCGGCTGCCGGGCCTTCTCCCTTTTTTCAGCCATTCGATCGTATAGCTCATGTCAGATATCATGCCGCCCACAATCGATGATTCATCTTTTTCGTCCGGTTCGGATTGATCTAATTTTTTTCTGTATTCTTCCAATAGGCTTTTCTCAGCCCCATATTCTTGAACAAGCCGCTCAACCCAAGTAGTCATCCTGTTTTCACCTCATTTTGTTTGAATTTATTGTAAGTCCAGCAGATCCCTAATCTTTAACTGTTCCTTTAGTCAATACTTGGTTCTCCTCTTTTAATTGGTGTATTAGCTGCTGCTGCGAACCAATTAGCTTAATCAAGCCATATCTGGAAAGTGTCTCAAGTACCGCCGGATCCATAGCTTCTTTCCGAAAATGATTAGCTTGCAAAATATATCCCTCCTTCTTCACGCGCTTGAAGATTCATGGTATAATGCCAAAAAGAAAATTTTTTGAACACCCGATCAGTTGCCCCGCCAGGCAGCTGATTTTGCTTTTTCCAAGGACTCGTGATCTCGTAATCTTGCATTCACGCTTACTGGTTTAGCTGCCGTCATACATCCTCCAAGTAAAAATAATCTTCAAATAATCCCTCAAAAGCGCCCAATACGCCTGCAATAAATTGCACGCCTGGTGAGTTATGTCTCGCATCACTGCAGGGGAGCTTCACTCTCCAAACTTGTGATGGAGACACGCCAATAACTTCGGCTAACGCGGCGTCTGTGGGGATATCCCTGTCGATTTGTGCTTTTGTAAGATTTCTTACTTTTAGACGAATTACTTTTCTCAAGTGATCACCTCCTCCAGATTTGATTCGCCGACGAATATTAATTATGCGCCACCGAATAATCAAACTATACACAAAAATATGCGCCTTCGCAATATAGGAAAAATAAGTAATTGCGCAGGCGCAATTACTGGTGTATACTTGAAATGATTCTATTTGTGAGGTGGTTATTTTGTCAGGCAATAATCAAGGCTTTGGTGATTTTCTAAAATACACAAGAGTACGATATGGCTACAAAACCCAGAAGAAACTTGCTGAGATATCCGGCGTTTCGCAGACTACACTGTCGCGGATCGAAGCAGGTATTCAGAAACCCTTACCAGAAACACTGAAGCTGCTGGCCCCGCACCTGAGGCCTTATACGTACGGAGAACTCATGGACAAGGCTGGGTATTTCGAAGGCACATCATCTGGGCTTACTCGCGAGGTCGCTGCGGTTATTGATAATAACGAGGAATTAAATAAGGAATTGGACAGATATATAGACAGCATGACGATTGGTGGTATGCTTAAACCGGAAGCCATCCATTCACTTGAACTCGAATTGTCACCGATATTACATGCAGAAAACATCGAGTTTGCCTATGCGGAGTCAGAATTGAGGCATCTGCTTGTAGAATTAGACAGCATTGATCTAAAGAATTCTGTACTGCAAGCTTTTATTAGAGCTGACAAGATACTAAAAAACGGATTTATTGAACCTCAAACAATCGCCGCGCACCACGAGAGCGAAGAATGGACAGAGGAAGAATTGGAGGAGATAGAACGGTTTAAAGAGTTTGTAAGGTCCAAGCGGAAGGGGAAATGATATGGCATCCTACGAAGAGCTGCTCGATGAAGCAGACAAGCTTGCCATCCAGGTCTATGAAAAGCCTATGCAAACCAGGAACAAAGGTTTGTATATGGATGGCGTAATATGGATTAATGACACATTGTCAGGTATAGAAAAAGCCTGTATTCTTGCTGAAGAACTCGGCCACTACCATACCAGTGAAGGGGATATACTGGACCAGTCCAAGTTAACAAACCGCAAACAAGAATTGCGGGCCAGGCAATGGGGATACAGCATGCTTCTCCCACTTTCAGCCATTGTACAAGCCCACCATGCCAAGGCAAAAGGCAGGCACGAAATTGCCGAACATCTAAATGTGACAGAGGATTTTTTACAAGCAGCGATTGATAGGTACACTGAAAAATACGGACTGTTCGTCCTTGCGGATGATCAGCATTATGTTTACTTTGATCCTTTGAGAGTAGTCGAAATATTCGATATATAA